CTATCTTACCAGTAAAACTACTATCTGTGCCAGTACTTGGGTAAGTTGGTGTGTCATCTCCCCAAAATTTACAATGCAAACCACTGCCTGAACCTGCTGTTAAATCACCACTACTATCAAATATTAAATCACTAACATAAATTTTTTCTCCATTTGAATAAGAGTATGAAAAAGATGTTCTTGCAAATGTTGTAGATGCACTATTACTAATTCTAGTGCAAGTAACATTTGTAAATCCTGAATTACTATTTGTACCTTCTAATTTAAAAGTAAAATCATGTCTAGCTGAAGCAGCACTATCTACTGAAGCTCTTGTTAAATTACCAATATTAGTACTTCCTACTATTATATCATCTGTATAAGATATTGACCCTGTAGGTGCAGAGCCATCAGCATCAAATCCTGCATTAAAACCATACTGAGTTGAACCTCTACCACCTGTGTAAGTAAAAAAAGAATATCCTGCTTTAACATTTGTAAAAGCTTGTGAAGCACTAGCACCATAAAAATCATCCATACCTATAGCACCTGAAGCTACACCTGCAAGGTCTCTTAAATCAGTTTCACCTAAAGAAGATGTCGCTGTTGCACTTCTACCTAGTTCTAAATTAATAGACCTATCAGTTGTTGTGCCACCTATTGACATAGTTCCTGAACTAGCTAGTGCCATTATCTAATCTCTCTTTTAAATCGTCTATTTGTTTTTGTTGGTCTTTAATAGCTTCTATTAGATAGCCTACTAAATTACCGTATGCTACAGACTTGGTACCTATTTCATCTTTTGCTGTATGTACTAACTCTGGTGCAACCTTTTCAATTTCTTGTGCTATAACACCTGAAGAAACTTCTCCATCTTTGGTATAAGAAACACCTCTCATTTCTAAAACTTTAGATCCTTGTAGAGTTTCTATGTTGTCTTTTAATCTTTCGTCTGAGTAAGCTGTGACGTTTCCAGATGCAAGTATATTACCTGTTACATGTAATGCTTCGGTTGGCGAACTTGTCCCTATGCCAACTCGACCTGAACTATCAATGGTCATTACAGTTGTTCCATCGTCTTGTATTCTTAATAATTGTGTACCACCACCAATTATGTTTAACCTAAATCCTGAAACAGTATTAGTTGCAGTTGATGTAATAATTGGTGCAGCAGAACTGATATGTAATTCTGATGCTGGGCTAGTAGTCCCTATGCCCACCAAGCCGCCTGATGTGATTCTCATGCGTTCTGAACCACCAGTTTGGAATGTTGTAACTGTTCCACCTGAACTTGAGCCGATTAATTGGTTATATGTTCCATTGTTATAACTTCTTAGTTTTAAATCTGTGTTAGATGTACTGCCTGTAAGAGCATCTACATAAACTGCTCCTGACGAAGTAGGATATAAATGTAATCCATAAATATTACCTGTACCTGATAATACTGTTGTTTGTTTTGAAATTGATAAAGATGCATCTGGCGAAGTTGTACCTATGCCAACGTTACCTGAAGTGTCTATTGAAGCTCTAGTTGTGTTGTTAGTAATTAAATCAAATCTATGATTGCTAAATGAACCAACCTTTGTAGAACCACCATCTGCTTTAAATAAACCTGTACCACTACCATTACCAGTTTTTATACCTGAAGAACCGAGTGTTTCTAAATCAGCACTTGGCGAAGTTGTACCAATTCCAACATTGCCTAAAGAATCAATTCTCATGCGTTCTGCTGAACCAGCACCAGAGCCAAAAGTTATAAAACCATTGCCCGAATCGCCAGATGCCTCTATGGAAACTTGTTCAGTGCTGTTATTGGTTCTAATGCGGAAAATATCATCATTATCACTAGCCCGTACTGCAATTTGGTTAGTTAATGATGTTTCGTCAGCCCCTCCAAGAGTAAGCTTTTCAAAGGGAGAAGTCGTTCCAATTCCAACGTTGCCTGATGAGTCGATACGCATGCGTTCACTACCATCAGTACCAAATCTGATTGGATGAGGGGTATTTACGTATAAAAGAACATCACTACTTCTAGCTGCTAGATTAAATTTTGCACCTGTAGTGTCATTGAGCATTAAACCAGCAGTATCGTTGTTTTCTATATGTAGTCCTTTACCACCATAGGTTAACGTTGGCGAAGTAGTCCCAATTCCAACGTTGCCTGAAGTTAAGTCAATATTTAAATTGCTACTACTGCTGCTATTAACTCCACCAATAGAACCAATACCATCACGAGATACTAGGTAAAAACTATCGCTTGTATCAGAAATACGAATGTTACTATTAATACCATCAGTGTGTTGGAAATGTGCAACTGTAGCATCGGCTGATGCGACATGAAGTGAATTACTAGGCGAAGTCGTCCCTATGCCAAGTCGCCCTGAGGTATCTAGTCTCATGGATTCAGTTACAGTAGTTCCGTTATATCTTTGAAATGCTATCTGTCCATGTGACGTGTTGTTCCTTGATGTAATTTTTGCAATGCCATTATCAGATTGAAAAGATGCAAATTGATTTGTTCCATCTGCATCGTAAAGACGAACTTGACTATCTGAAGCACTAATTGTTAAGGCTTTATCAGGCGAACTCGTACCAATTCCAACTCGCCCTGTGCTATCAATTCGCATGCGTTCTGTAGATGCAGTTGAAAACCCTAAGTTACTGCCAGAGTCATAAACTATACGACCACCATCAGGGTCAGAAGCATCACCTAAGTCTAAGAAAGCACCGTTACCATCTGCTGATGTAATTCTTGCTATGGTGTCTCCTGAAGAACTTACATGAAGATTAGTACTTGGTGAAGCTGTGCCAATTCCAACGTTGCCTGCTTCAGTAATTCTAAACCTCTCTTGATTGCTTCCATCTACACCATCTGATAAAGATATAAAAAAGTCTGAACCAAAATTAGCACCAATTCTATTTGCACCCAATACAACATCACATGCTTCTGAATCTGCGTTAGATAGCTTGATAGCAGCAGTTGTTCCTCCAGCGTTTGTTGAATTTACAAAATCAGCAACAATTCCATTTGTAGGAGAAGCTGATACAACTTCTAATGGAACATCAGGCGAAGTTGTCCCTATGCCAACTCGACCTGATGAGTCAATTCTCATGCGTTCATTAGCACCACCAGTTCTAAATACTAGATAGCCACTAGCATTTGTAGCTGCAATATAGTTTGCAGAGTTGCGAGTCATTGAAAGCTGGGTTACAGATGTTCCATCTCCCATGCTGATATTATTTCTAACATCTAAATCTGTAACAGGACTAGTCGTTCCAATACCCAATCTCTCAGCACTTGCATCCCAAAAGAACTTAGCTGTAGTTCCTGTATCTTCGTAGAAGGAGATGTCTCCGCCGCCAGTAATGTTGAATGCCTTGCCGCCAGACATAACTCTAGGATAAACAGCAAAAGTATCACTTGTTGCTCCAACTCCTCCGCCAAAAGTAATAGCTCCACTTTCTGATGCAGTTCCTAAAAACTTAAGTCTGGCAGTACCGCTTGCATCAGTGTTTTTTAAGATTAAAGTTTGAGAGGAGTCAGCATATACAAGTGAAGAGTTATCTGCGGTTGTTTCTAAAGTTCCAACCAAAGATGTAGAGCCAGCGTCTACGTTCAACCCATCAGCAGTTACTGTACCTGTTACGTCTATACCTGATGAGGTGGTGGCTAGTTTAACTGAATTATTATAAGAAACTTCTGTTTGAGCATTTATATAAGTTCTTAAATAAGTTTTACCACCTGTATCTTGTAAAAGAAAACTATCTGCTGCTCTGACGAGAAGGTTGCCAGTACCAGTATCATTAATAAAACTGTTTGAACCATCGTGAAATATTTGTAGGTCGTGACTACCACCAAATCTTGCTTTGCTATTATCGCCAAAGTCAAGACCATGTGAGATTTCAAAATTATCGTCTGTTGCGTTCCAAGTTAGTGAAGCATCTGTAGTTGAATTAACTGCATCTTGGATAGTGATACCAGCACCATTAGCTGAAGCAGATGTGTCGCCTGCTCCGTAGTTAAGCGTGATGTTTTTATCTTCTACATCTAGGGTGGCAGTGTTTAATGTGACTGTTGTGCCGTTGACAGTCAGATCGCCTGAGACTATTACATCATTAGCGAAAGTGGTCTGTCCTGTTGCAACAGTTACTTCAGTTGTTGCTGATGGTTGTAAATAGATAGGTTTATTTTCACCAGTATTGTAATCAGATTGTATTAGCAGGGCATCAGCACCTCTTATGTATGCACTTGCAGAATCATTTGTAAATGTCAGTTCATTACCAGATATATTGATATCATTACCTGCTGTAATGTTGCCACTTGTGGTAATAGCACCCTGAAAATCAACTGTTGTTGAGCCTCTACCTATTTCAATAGCACTTACATCATCTGATAATGTTTGATTGACAGTAGCATGAGTACCAATACGAAGTCTATTGGCAGAACCATCATATGTCACATATGCCCCCTGAAAGTATGGTGAAACATCATAAGTTTTTTCTGTCAATCTAAGTGTGCCTGAGTTGGTTTGATTGACAGCGTCACCAGCTAGATTTAATAATTGTCCTGATGTACCTGTATCTCCACCAGATGACTTGTAAGCTGCTGAAGAAGTTATCCCATCTGTTACAGTTATGCCAGTTACATCAATACCTGTTGAGGTTGTTTGAAATTTTGTATTACCATTGTGATACAAGCTAACTCCACTTATAGAGCCAGTCATTATATTGCTAGAACCCCCGACTACCTTAATTCTGATTGAAGTGCTATCTAGTATTAAGTCACCTATATTATTTTGTATTCTTGAATCTGAGATGTTATGCCATATTTGTAAATCATCAGCATTACCTAACTTAATTCTTTTACTATCAACCATACTGATAGATTCAAGGTTAGTTAAGTTTCTACTAGCATCTATGACATCAGTTGTCCCAATCTCAAAATTACCAGAAGCATCAAAGCCACCATAATTGACAGGTGTAATGCCTGACCCTATGCCTTGAAATCTAATTGTGCCTTGTGCTGTGTTAGCTCTGGCTCTAATGTTGATACCAGTCTGTGATTGGGTAATGTCGGTAAAGGTGTTAGTGCCTTGATCGTCTTGCATCCTCAACAGTGCTGGATAGCCATTAGTTGCTCCTGCTGTAGCAATCTTAATACCTGTAAACTCTGTCAAGTAAATTGAGCCAGACTGCGTAGTAGCACTAATTAAGTTATCTAAATTAATGCCATCAACCACAATCTTATCTGCTGTGATGGTGTTCTCTACAGTCAAGTTACCTGAGATGTTGAGGGTTGTGCCATTCCATGACAACTTATCTTTTAAAGAAAACTGGCCTGCATTATCAAAGTAAACTGCTGTATCGGTATTGTTGAAGTTGCCTGCTGTGCCATAGTACATTTTGGTCGCAGTAAAGTTGAAACCACCGACAGAGCCTTGCTCTATGTCTGGTGTTGTTACTGGTGCTGTGGTGACATTGACAGTGATATCTGTAGTATCTGATTCAACTCCTAAAGTATTGATAGCAGAAACTTTAGCTGTGTAGCCATTAGCCACAGAAATGCCATCTAAATAGAAAGTAGTGTCTTTAACCCTTCTGTCGTATCTGGTCTTGACCCCATCAATAATTTGTACCCTAAACTCATAGCTTGGGTATTTGCTTGAATCAGTCCAAGTCAACTTAGCTGCTTCACCTGTAGTTGAGTTCTTGTTAGTGAAAGTTAAATCTGTTGGAGCTTCTACTCTATGACCATCAACGGGGTCTTGCCCTATACCTATCTCTTCATTCGGTGGTGTGACATAACCATAGATAGCTGTTTGATATTCAATAGCGTTGACACTGATATTGAGGTCAGGGTTGATGACCATGTTAGTGATTCGGTATTGCTCACTAGATAGGCCTAAGTTGCTGTTAGTGACAGATATAACTTCACCAACTTTGGCTTTTAATACTTTAGGTGTCGCAACAAAAGAAATAGTCTTTTGTGATCGTGACCTTTTTAACATAGCCTTGGCATGGTTATAAGCGATGCGTTGGTTAGTACAGAATGGTAGCTGGATTCTAGTCTCTAAGACTTCGTTACCATCGTCACTTAAGAAAGTGTCACTAGTTTCGCCTGTGTAATAAGTAGTATCGGTTTCGTATTTTTTCTGTGCGTTATAGAACTCAGCTTCTACTTTGTTGTACTTAGCTTCCTTGTTTTCTAATGATAAAGTAATGCCAGATTCCAGGATGTCATCTTCATCCAGGGTAACAACAGAACTCTCTGTACCCTCTACTTTGATGCTGTACTTACCATTACTATAGGTAAAAATACCTCGCATATTAGCAACCAGGAGCTTGGTATTTTCTAAAACAGTCTCATCAGTGTCCAGGACACCATTACAATCAAATCTAATTTGTGTTTCAGTAAAGGTACAAGTTGTGTTAGATGTAATGGCTGTATCAACAGCACCACTTTCAAATGTGAGTTGTAGGGTTGCCACTGGATTTGTGCCATCAATATCTATCAGTGTGCTATCTTTATCTATTAGTTTTTTACTAGAAACATAGGTAGTCACACCATCGCTAATAGTAAATTTGTTACCAACCTTAAAAGCGTTGTAATCATCTTCGTTAGCATTGGCTATAGTTAGTCTGTCCGTAGTAGTAGATGCTCTTTCTACAACAATACTACTGTGCGTTATGGTGTCTGCTGAGACATCGCAATCATTGGCTGCTGTACTAAATGATGCAGTGTCAATATCATTTGTCAGACTTAGACCTTTACCATATTCATCATCTGTTAGGTAATCCAATAAACATAAAGCTGGGTTAGATGAGAAGGTTGTGTTAGTTGTCCTGGGGTCATAAACCTTTTTACCATTCACAACTACTGTCAGATTTGGGATACCAGTAAACATACCTTGGATGTCGTATTCGTAATTAGCTGCAATATAAGTAATCCCTGATAGCTTGTGGTTAGATGTCCATTCACTAATAATACCTGACAGCATTGGGTCAGCAGCTTGGGTTGTTGTTCCCTTATGACAGTTAAAAGTCATTCTGGCATTGTCGCCAGTGTTAGCACCACCTGTAATGTTGGCTCGTTCTGTAGAGGTGTTGCCCCAGAATGTCCCAGAGGTTCTAGTCTCACCACTTGGTCTAAATGCTATCCTAGTTGTGCCATCGGATATGTCGTAACCTTGACGATAGATTTTTGTATCTTTGATAGTACGACCATCAATCTGTAACGATTCTAAGTCAAAGCTATCTATCTCATGTCCTGCTATGGCATAAACCACAAACAATTCTTTATTGTTGGTTGTGTTCATATACACAACTGTGCCTGCTACTCTGCGTGTTCCGTAGATGACTGGCATACCAGCACCAGTGCCATATTTTTGTAGTAGTATTTCAGCACCAGTTCTTTTAGCCTTCATAGCTTGGCGATGTGCCATGACACCTTGAGCAACAAACAAGCCTAGTTGTACTGCTGGTTTTGCTAAGAAATTAAAGACAGCACCGATAGCCATAAAAATAATACCAACAGGGCTTGGGCTAAAACCACCACCCATAGGTAGCTCGCCTAGCTTATTAAATAGATATGATTTTGTTTTTTTCCATTTATTAAACATTATCTATTCCACCTCACTGATTCGTTAGTTTCGTGAGCAAAAGCTAGACCTTTATCTGTACCTAATGAATTACGATCTGTAAATTCATCTTGCGATGCTTGCGTAAACTTGCGACCTTTTTTGATATCCCAGTTTTTAAATTGCGATGCAAGTTCTAAATTAACAACAAAGCCTTGACTAGATTCTGCTAGATTGGCGCTTGCTATTGTGCCTTTGAAATATTCATAAGCATCTATAATGGTTTCGTTAGCATCTAAAAAAGCAATATACACTGTTGCTGTTTTATCAATATAGTTTTGCGCTTTGAAGATATCTCTAACAGTCGTAGTGACATTGTTAAGACTTATACTAAGATTTGAGTATTCCAATGAGCCTGATTCTTGTACTTCGGACACATCCATGAAGTTACCACCAGCTTCGTAAGTGTTGGAATCGTATGTTAAATCTTTGACATGATTAGTCGCTTTAATTGCTGTAGATGTATCTAACTTAAGCAAATGAGCAAGTCTAATGCCTTCTGCTTGTATTTGTGTTTGTATGTTAGAACTTAAAGTCCTGGCCATTACAACACCTCTCTGACATCAAATGAAATAGTAAAGAAGCCCGAAGCATCGGTGTTATATAACAAATCATCTTGCATAAGTGCTACTTTAAATGATGGTTTGTTGACTGTCACTGCTTCATTGTTAACAACTGCATCTTGTAATGGTGGTTCTATGTTAATAGTAGTTTCACCACTAGAGTTAGAATCAGCATCGGCTGTGACCATATATATTTTTGTATCGTTGGCAAACTTAATAAAATCACCAGCTTTAAGAACACCTGTAGTTGAGTTGGCGAAGCCATCTAAATCTATAGAAGTAGAACCTAGTGCTTTGCCTGATAATTCATTAACCAATATATCTGTTTCACCTTTACCAGCACCTAGATTGTCTAGGGGATATTCAAATGTAAAAGTAGAAAAGCTACCTTTTTGTTTTGTTAAAAAAGCATAGAAAGGCATAAAATCAGCTTGATTCATAGGTGGCATTTGTACGCTGAAGCTGAAATATTGCGCTGAGAACTGCTTAACTGATCTTTTGCCACTCAAAGTATAGGCTGTGTTATTCGGTCTGTTAGACATGAAATTAAACACTCTAGGCTTCTTAGTTGTTGGAAATGCACCACTCATTAGATTAAACCTACCTTACCTTTTTGATTCATAGCCTGGCTGATCATAGCCACAATCTGATTCTTTCTTGATGTTAGTAATTGATCAAAGCCACTAGCATCGGTAGCCTGGATAGAGAAGTTGACACTAAGAGGTTGTTGTCCTATTTGTTGCCCTTTGGTATGGTCTATTACTGTTTCGTTAGGATGCAGTATCGCTGGGAAACCACCCTTACCATCTAAACCACCAGCTCTATTGCCTGCTCCTGTAAAACCACCACCTTCGGCCTTAAATATATCACCAAAAGCACCAAACAAACCACTAATACCACCCTCTTTAAAACCTGCAAAAAGTGGTTCAGTCAAGGTTTTTTGTATTTGCAATCTAATCAAATCTTGTATGAAACTATCTATGAGCTTTTTGAAATCTAATTTACCAGTTTGCACAAAATCTACTACAGCATCTTCAGCATCTTTAAATACTTGTACGAACATATTCTGTTGTGCAAGTTGTCTGCCAGTCTCATTGATGCTGTTTGCGAATTTGTCAAAATTATCTTTTGTTGAACTTATTGATACATTTTGTCTATCTAGGGCATCAACAGTATTAATGCTCTCATTTTTAATTTGGACTAGACCCTGTGTTACAGAATTAGATGATTCAACAGTTTGATCTAAACTAGTTCCTAAATTATCTATAGCATCTGCTTGTTCTGTAAGTGGATTTTTAACATTTTTGAGTTCTTCTTTAGTTCTTTTTATCTCTGCTGAAAATTGTGCGAATTTGACAGGGTTTAGAATATTTAAAAATCTTTGTGTTTCTAAACCTACAAGTTTTGTTTGGAGCATAAATTTATTGAAGCCTGCAATAACAGTACCAATACCTCTGACGAAATCAGCTAATCCAGTAATAACTTGTTCTGCAATCACTTTACTGAAATCTTTAGCACCACCCTTATTTTCTACAAACTTACTAAACATTGTAGATAAGCCATTGACGACAGTTTGAAAAGCTGGCACAAGAGACAACACAATATTATCTTTAACATTGTTAAACTGTTTTGTAAGAATGAACATAGAATCATTCAGTGTTTCAGCACTTCTGACACCATCTTCATCTAATGAAATCCCTAAATCTTTAACTCTTTGTAATATTGTATCTAAGCCTGCTTCACCACCCTCAAAGATGCCAAACATTTCTTTACCAGCACGACCAAACAAATTAGCTAATACTGTAGCTTTTTCAGATTCACTACCTAAGTTAGATACAGATTCTATGACATCTCGCAATATGACTTCTGTACCCCTGTATTGACCAGAGGTATCTTCTATCCTGACACCAAGGTCTCTGAATATGTCAGCCTGTGTAGAAAGACCCCTTTGTGCATCACCAATAGACTGTGTAAATTTTTGGAAAGCTTTATTTGCCCCTTCTACAGTACCACCTGATTCTACTGTGGCAATTTGTAAAGCCTGTAATGTGTTGACTGATATCCCTGTTCTTGTAGAAACCTTACCAATGGCATCAGCAAAATCTAAAGAGGTTTTTGCTATTGCACCCATAGCTGTTGCAGTTGCACCTATAGCAACAGTAGCACCAGCCATAGCTTTACCAACACCCATAGCACCATTCTTTATGCTACCTAATCCAGCCTTGACTTTATTAAAAACTGCTTTGGTTTTATCTACAGCAGTTAGTTCTAATTTGTATTTTTGATTAGCCATTGTTTGTTCTTTCTTGTTTTATTTTAAAGTAAGCTAACCATAATTGGTATTCTTCTGTTGACATTTGCTGAATCTCATTTAGAGACTTGCTCAAAAGTTCGGCTAATTGGAATTGATTGAAGAGATTA